GAATTGACCAGCAATATTTACAATACGAATAAAAGCTTCATGTTTTTTTACATTATAGTTGGAACAGCAATAGTGATAAATTCTGAATTGAATATCAGATAAAGGTAAAGTGTTTATGTTTGGATCAGTTAGATAAAATTTTGACATATTTTTCTTTGTTTAAAATTGTTTCGTTGCGTTTATCTTTTTCATTAATTCTTTTAAGAATGTATTTTTTGGATCTACAACTTGGACCATGTTCCAATACTTTATGCTCCAGGTAATGTTGCCAATTGGTTAAACTGATATGTTTTAGAAGACCTGTTTTTGGATAGATTAATCGAACAGAGACTCTCTCTAAATCGCTATCATCAGCTCTTCCTACTGTTGTGTAGTAAATTTCAAAATAAGGTATTTTTAAAGCTTGTGAGATCTCAAAATAGACCTGTTTTGTGTAAAAAGGCTTAGTTTTGTAGGTATCATTAGGATTAAAAATAGTATCTGCAATAAATAAGGCTTTTCCACAGCCTGGACATTGAGCAATTTTATCAATATCCGAATATGCTATTCCAGAATGTAAGGATCTATGCCATTTTGAGTATGGTGTCTTTAAAACCTTACGATATATCTCATTTCTAGCCATTTAAAGCCTAATAGATTTTCCAGATTATTTGTCAAGAACTATTGCCAAAATTGGCAAGATCGTATAGGAAGTCGTTATATTTTATTATGAAGTCGTTTTATTATATAAAGTCGTTAAATTATATCATGAGCCAAAAAGCTTACAAAAAACATTTAAAGATAACTTGGTCTAAACCTTACGAAAAAAGTAGTGAAGGTGCAATAACATCAGTTGTAGAAGATATTAAAGTTACTTTTATAAAAGGTGGCACACTTTTAATGCCTCAAGAAGATGTCGAAGTTCTAACATCTTTTAGATACGATCATAATGGAAAATCAAAGACAGCGATAAGAAAAGTTTATGGAGATGAAGTTTCTGTCTATCAAAAAATGGTTAAAGATTATGGATCTAACGAAAGAGAAATGTTCATGAAAAAATTTGCACATGCAAAAGCAAAATTTAATTATGAATATGGAGAAATTTTTAAAAGAGCATCATCAAATAGATTTTTTGACGAAATTTATAATCAAGGAATGAACCCAGAAAAATTTAAAAAGCAAACTAATGTTGATGGATCAGTTTTATTTAGAGAGATAAAAGGCGATAGAAAATTATCTTTAGATAAAGCTATCGAATATGCAAAACAATTAAAATGTGATCCAGTAGATTTATTGTTTGAAAAACAAATGTGTAGTCTCTGGGGACAAGTTGATTTATTTGGAATGAATACTTTGGATGAAGATTATTTCCCAGGTCAAATCATGCCTAACAAAGAAGAAATGGTTGAATGTCCAAGAGATATTTTTAGAGCTGGAATAACTGCAATTAGAATAAACTCTATTGGTTCTCACTTACATGGTCATTACGCATATTATTATAAAAAAGATGTTGCTGATAATTCTTTAAACGACAGACTTTGTGTTGTTGGAACTGTGCATGATGATTTTGAACAATATGGATTAAATACTCATAGATATTGGTTTGGAATTTTTAAAGTAGAGAAAGGAGTTCAAAAATTAATTAATCCAGAACCAGAAGCTGAAAAAAAAGTTTTAATAACTGGTCCATTTGATTTTGTTGCACCTGTAGCTGCTGTTGTAAGACCTTCTGCAATGAAAAGAGATTATGATTATTATGAAAGTATGAATGCAGCAAAAGAATTATTTGTTCATCAAGCTAAATTACAAGAAATGAATTTTAAATTAAGTCAAATGCTTAGAGAACAAAAATATAAAGAAGAAATTAAAAGCGATTATTTTCAAAAAGAAAAATCTAAAATTGAACAGCAAGCAATTAAAGAAATGGAAAATAAATTATTAAAATACATACAAGATATTAAAAAAGAGAATGATAAAATTCCAGAACATTTAAAAAAGAAATTAGCATGAGTAGAAAACCAAAAGATAAACATGTTGTAAATATTAGTTATGTTTATGATGTAAAAACTCTTTTAAGTTATGTTAAAAAAAATCCAGCAGCTCAATTAAATAAAGCTCAAGTACAAATATTATTTCCAGAGTTCACTTCAAATTTTATTAAACATAGAACTTCAAACAGATGTAAAAAAGATCCAATGCCTCATGGTAGAGTAGGATCAAAACCTTTTTTTATTTACAATCAAATTTTTGCTTACAAACAAAAAATTTTTAATGCACCAATAGATTTATTCCAAGACAGATACGAACAAGAGTATCAAGAAGAACAAAAAAGTAATAAAAGTAAAAAAGGTAAAAAAGGTAATATTGTCAATTTTGGCAACTAGCTTTGAAACTTTTGGCAAGGATCTCTATATGAGGATCTATGCTATTAAAACAAAAAGTTTTGGAAGATCCTTTAAAGGAAAATGTACTTCCACAGTTTGCTCAAAAACTAAATATTAATCATTACTCATCAACTCAGTTTTCAATTCCAGACAGCAGCTGGCTTTTCAAATATGTTGTTTTAACTCAAGAACAAAGAAGAGCTCTGTTTGAAAGTAACTCTGCTATGGAATGTGGCAAGAGAGTAGGAGATGCTCTTCAAAGAATTTATGCTGAAACAATTTGGAAGTTAAGTCCTTTAACTAAAAAAATTGCACCAAGTAAAAATGAAAAAATTTCATACGATAATGCTCTCCAGGAGCAAGTAGAATTATTTAAAGAATATGAACCAGTAGATGATAAAGATGCTGATAAAAAAATTCAGTATTTGGAGGAGCTTCCAAATATTATTCGTCATGCAAATGATGGTCTTACAAAGTTAGGTGTAGCAGATTTTTCTGTTACTTGTGAACGACAAATATCAATACCAAATGATAGTGGAGAAGAGTTCCTTTCATACTTGTCCTTTCCTCTTCTTCCTATCGTTGGTCGTATTGATTTTGATTTTGGTTCAAAAAATGTGATCGGTGCAAATCCGACAGAGGTTTCGCTTTCCTCTGCCTTTCCACATAAAATAATTGAACTGAAAACCAAGTATTCAAAACTTGGCAAAGTAAAGAAAGATGGTTCGAGGTCTTTTAGTCGTGTTTCGCCTCCAGCTACACCTAGCTTTAATCACTTAGTACAATGTGCAGTTTATGCAGCACACTATGCTTTTAAAGTTCCTGTTTATTTATTGTATGCAACAGATGGTGGTTACACTATTTTTGATAGTGTCAATTGCAAGCATCTAACTGTTGAAGGCATGCAGAAAAATCTTCAGATCATGAATAGAACTTTCATGAGAAGAGAAAAAATCCTGGCACAATTTCAAGATTTAACAAGAGAAGAAATTATTGAAAATGCAGTTGCTATGATTGATCCAAATTTTGATCATCCTTATGCCTGGAATGGATTGCCTGAAGAATTATTAAATCAAGCTAAAGAAATGTGGAAGGTCGGATAATGCCTTACGATAATTTTTTCAAAGATTTTTATAGACAGCATAAAGCTTGTCAAAAGAGAAGAGCAGCTCTTATTCAAATTATCAAAACTGTCTCAATAGCTTTAACAATAGGAGTAATAACAATATGGCTAATATAGATAAGCTGGTCCAGGCTAATAACGAATTTAAGAAGTCGTTAAATGGACAAACAATATCAATACATGGCAAGAATTATGCAACAGTTGCATTAAGAGTAGCTATTGCAAGAAGAGTTCTTGGAACATCATTAGATATTGTAACTAAAATAATTCACATTGATGCAGATAAAGTGGTCATGCAAGCAGACATTTATGTTGATGGCAAGCATGTATCAACTGGTCATTCTGAAGAGAATAGAAAAGCCTCAAGAATAAATCAAACAAGTGCATTGGAAAATAGCGAAACATCTGCTGTTGGAAGAGCTCTTGCTTTTTGTGCATTTATTTCTGATGGAATTGCATCAGCTGAAGAAGTTTCTACTGCAATAGAGCAGCAAGACAAAAAGATCCAAACTGCAATAGCTGAATTAAATGCTGTTTCACACAAAGGATCTTATCAAGAGTGGATCTCCAAAAATAAAAACTTTTTGAGTGAACTGAAATCTAAAAATCCGATCACTTATCAAGGTTTCATGGAGCAATTCACAGCAACTAAAACCAATCTGATTAACAAAGGAGTTATTTAATATGTCAGATCAATTACAAGCAAAAGAAAGACCAGATCTTGGAGCTGCGTTTATTTCTACAAACAAAAAATCTCCAAGTTCTTACGACATGTCAGGCACAATAGTTGTCGATGGAGTGAAGCACAGATTTGGTGCTTATAAACAAAAAGCTTCTGGCAAAGGTAAGATGGCAGAAGGAACTGAGTTCTATACTTTTTACAGAGTGGAAAGACTTGAAGATGATGGAGCAACAGCTGCTGATACTTCATTCAATCCATCGGAGTTAGAAGCTTAATGAACCCAGACAAATTCAAATCTGTAGCTATCAACATTAAGACTTACCAAATGTTGGAACAGCTTTCACAGAAAAAGTTTGAGTTGCCGATCTCAATGTCAAAGACAGTTGAGTTCTTCATCCAAAAAGCACATGAGGATTTCGTATCTAATGCAAAGAAAAAATCTCAATAAAAGATTAGAGCAATTAGAACAATCCAGACAAGAGGATTATGGATCATTCAATCGCAATATGAAAAAAATTGCAGCTGCTTGGTCCATCCTCTTGGATGAATATTTAGTTAAAGATATTCCAGGCTGGATCATTCCTCTTTTGTACGCACAAGCAAAATTAATTAGAGCAACACACAAGTTCAAAGAAGATACTTACGATGATGCTTTAGCATATTTGGTCCAAGCACATGACATGCACAAAGAAAAATCAGAAGAGATTAATACCGATGAGTTACTTGGAGTGGAAACTAAACCAAGAGCTAAATCATCGGATAACTTTTGAAAAAGATGCTGAATTTAGAAATGAATATAAGGAGTATTTAAAAAATGAGTACCGATCAAAAGAAAAAATCAAAAATTTACAAAAGTAATATTATCCATTTTCCTAACTGTGAAAAAAACAGACAGCTTGATGAACATGAACAGCTAATTGCAAATCTTGCATTTTCTATTCAACAAAAAATGGAGTGCAGCAATTTCGACAAGATGGAATTGATTAGTGAAGAGATCAGAATGTTATTGAATTATGGCGAAACAATAAAGTTCGCACCAGACATATCAGCAAGGATTATTTCAGTTCTTGCTAAACAATACTTAACAAACTCACTTATGGAGGATTTAATATGAGTAAAAAAAGAAAAAGCTATTGCTCCATGTCTAAAGAGCAATTCCTAAATCCAGCTACTGGAGCTTTTAAAAGATTAGACAATACAGCTTGGTACATAAAGAAGAGAAATGACAAGCCTTGTTATTTCTTAAACATGAATACCAAGTTCCAACAAATGCCTGATGCTTGCTTTGAAGCAACAGCAGCAGCATCTCCAGCGATTGATGTTGAAATTATCAAAAAAGATATAGCAAAATTTATGGAGGTTAAAGATGTCCAGAGTTAAGACTGATGAAACCAAACATTTTGCTCAGATGCTTGGAGCTAACATTAAATTTTTGAGATTGAACCAACCACAGTTTATGCCTCAGAAAGTTCCAGCAGCTCATCTTGGTATTACATATCAACAGCTTGAAAAATATGAGAATGGAAAAAATTTACCATGTGCTTTTAGAATAAAGCAACTGGCAGATTTTTATAAAGTTACACCAAATGACATTCTTAATCCTAGCTACATTCATGAAAATACAAAAAACTATGAAGTATTAGACAGAGGATTTGATGCAGAGGAGGTTAGTCATGGCGATATATAAAGCCGAAAAAGTTTTCATAGATATTGAAAAGCAAGATTATCAAGATGCTGATTGTAAATACATGGTCAGCTTTTGGCATCAACCAAAGGATCTTGAGAGCAGAGAGCTCATATCAGTTTGCTTAACCAATCAAATGCCATTGGTCCAATCTCTAAACAACAAAGGCAATGTTGTTGAAAGCATAACTAAACAACATGAGTTGGAAATACCTAATGGCTAAAATTATTAAAACAACAACAGGAGAAGCAGCTTTCGTTCTTGAAGAAGTTTTTGAAACAGAGGCAAAAGCAACTGAAGGAACAGAGCCTCTTCTCCAGGAGGTTAAAGAATTGAATATTAAAATTGAAAATACAAAATGGAAGAAACAAGATGAATAAAGTTCCTTATAATTTACCTACTGATAGTAAAGTTCAGAGACTTAAAAGAAGATACCAAGGTCTATCAAGAGTAGCAGCTGCAATTAATGATCTATATATTTATGGAGTATATCCATCTAACTTTCCAAATTTATCATCAGTATTGGAACAAGCTAAAGATCATTGCAAACAGATAATAAAAGAAACAAAAGCAGAAATAGCTTTTATTGAAAATCCTAATGGAATGTATGACTTAGTTATGGATGAAGTTTTGGAGGATGCTGATGCAGACAAAAGCAATCAAGAACAAAATTAAAGAAAAAATAGTCTTAGATAAAACTAATCAAAATATAATTGCTGCTTTAAATGCAAAGATAGAAAAGCTGGAAACAGAATTATCTGAAATTAAAAATATAGAAAAGCAACATGCCTATATGAATGGTTTGATGCACAAAGAAATAGATAAATATAAACAAGAAATATTTACTTTAAAAAAAGAGAACTCAATATTTAAGGAAAATTTACAAGCAGAATTGTTGCGAAAGTAGAAGTGATGCCAATAGCTTTTATAATGTTGCTAATACTTACTTCTATTATTATAAATTATCTATGAGTAAAAAGAAAAATGACAAAGACAATGGAATATGGATGCTTGTCTTATCTGCGTTTGTAATCGCTTTACTTGGTGTATTAAGAGGAGCTGGAGTTTTTTAAGAAAAAAATTCTTTCTGAGAGCCACAGAGACTGCGATCTTGCAGCCTCCATGACCTTACATACCTATTAATTATTTACTACTTTACTGAAAATATTAGATTTGTTTGCAGCAGCTTTTGCTTCAGCTAATGCTTTTCTTTCTTCAGCTGTACCTCTGATCTCTTTGTTACCATACACATCTGATGAAGTATCAAATTTAGTATGACCAATTAATCTCTTAACTCTATTTCTATCAAGTAAAGGATTTGAGTTCATAGCAGCTATTAGGTGTGATCCAAATCTATGCCTAAAAATTTTAGTTGGATAACCTTTAAGTGGAGATGAAATAATTTTAACATGACCACCTCTTTTATATTCAATATTTGCTAGACCATGTTTGGCATAAGTTTTCCAAATTTGATCATAGATATATTGATAACTTAATGGACCATTATTTTTGCCAGCCAATAAATAAATATTATCTGGCTTATATTCCAATCTGTAATACATCCACATTTCTAAAAATTTCATAGCATCATCATCTATTTCAATAGATCTTTTGCTACCTCTGTTTTTAGTTTTATTTCTCCATTTGTGATTTCTCCAAGTACCTTGGATGTGCAACAATCTAGTATCAAGATCAACAGCATCTTTTCTAATACCAGATAATTCCGAAGCTCTTAATCCGAAGAAAAATAACATACAAAATATAGCAAATGTATTAGTTGCATTATGATCTTTAGCTTTCATGCCTTGATAAAGATCTTGCATTATTTCAGAGACTTTATCCTCATCAAGAATATTTATATCTACTTCTTTTCTATAAATGAGATCGTCATCCTCTGGAATTACAGCTAAATGATCTGTAATTTTATATGTAAGCATACTAAGATTTGGCTTTAAATTAACTGCATTAGCTCTTCTTAGAAAATGCTTAATATCTTTTACAGAATTACGCATTGTCTTAAAAGTGATGCCAGCCTCTTTACAGTTATCCAGGTATTGCTCCATATCAGTTATGCCAAAATCAGAAAGCAGCACATTTGGGTTCATGTATTTGGAGATCCTCAAACGATATTCTGTGTCATATCTTTGGAGAGAGTGTTTATCAATTCTACCTTCTTCAGAATGGAGACTTAACTTCCAAGCAGCAAATTCTTTAAATGCGTTATTGAAGGTTATAGTTCCACCAGGATTGGCAGAAATCATTTCTTTAGCTATCATATTGTGCATAGCTTCTTCAGCTTTTTTTCTATCCGAAAATGGAGCAGCTGAAACAGTTTTTCGATCAGATGTTCTCTGGATGATAAACTTACCATTTTTCGGAGTTACTCTATATGTAGTCATATTTATCTAGTAACTAGATGAGCTTATTCTGCAATAGTAATTTCCTCTAATATAACAACCACAGTTATTATTCACTATGAGAGATAGTGAATTATAGTGAATGAAAATTAGGAACAAACTATTCTCCGATATTGTATGAGAGAATAAGAACATTTAGCTTTAGTTTCCTTTCGTTTTAGTTTTACAACTGGAAAGAGAACACAAGCTTAGGAATTTCAGATTTTAACAGTCAACTGCTCTACCAACTGAGCTACCGAGGAATGACTTGTAAAACAAAAGTTTTTTACAACACCTTAGAGTAACTGTAAATCAAATAGTGAAAAAAAATTCACTAAACTAAAATTCTCTACTTCCAGTCAACTACTCTTATAGCATAGTTAGGATTATCTCATAGCTGAAATTCACTACAATTTAGAGTCGTTTTTTTAAAGGTAGGATATTTTTAGGTAGGATTTTTGTCGAAGTGATTTGTTTTATTTCTTTTTCTTTTTCTTAAAAGCTGATTTCTTTTTGTGAGAATAAGCTTTTGATTTCTTTTTTTTGTACATTTTTTTTGCTCCTATAATAATCAGTCATGCAGTCTTTCTCTGGTTCTTTACCTACAACTTGTATTCTACAAAACCTAAAATATTCTGGATATGAGACTACGAATGTTTCAGTTTTAGAACCACAATAGTTACAAGTTACCTCAACTTGAGATCCTGTTTTTCTTCGCATGTATGATTAGTTGTTTTTAGTTAGTTAGCATTTCCATCTGCGTCTAGCTTGTCTTAGTCTTGAGTTAGGATTTTTAGCAGCTTTTGGAAATCTCTTCATTTGACCAGCTGATCTGGCACAATAAGACTTTCTTCTTTTAGCAGCCTTAGATCCTTTTTTAACTTTGCCAGTTACAGCTGTTTTTAATTTTGAACCTGGATTATCTCTTCTATATTTCTTCACACCAGCTCTAGTCATTCCAGCACCACTCTTTGTGGATCTGTAATATTTTCTAGTTCTTGGTGGTTGTTTATCTCTTTTTCTAGGCATTTTACTCTGCTGGAGATTTAACTGTACTGTTTATGTAATTATAAACTCTTCCTATTTGTTTATCAATTTGGACCAGTTCTCCATTCATCATTCTGGTAAATTCTTTAAGTTCAACAATTGAGATTAAAACCCATCCAGATAAACCAGCTAATATAAATCCAGTTATTCCAATTAAAGTTTTAATATCTATCTTCATGTCTCTGCCTTTTTGCCTTTGTTTTTTCCTTTTTTAATTATGTAATCTTGTGTGCCATTAGCTCCAATATTGACTTCCTTTTTTAAAGTTCTTTGAAGCTCTAATTCTTTTTGTCTCTTAGCTAACTGTTCAGCAAAAGAGATTAACGATTTAACATCTCTCATAAACCTTTCTGCCTCTTCTCATGTTTGTTAGGTCGCTTCTTATGTTTTCTTAATTTTGGTTTTTTTTCTCTTGGTACAAAGTGTGTGAACTTCTGCTTTGCCATTACTTTCTTTTAATTAATTCAGTTCCTTTAATTCCATAGATTGCACCAACAACAGATACGAATAAGATCTGAAACCACATTGGCAGCTCATTGAAGTATTGAAAAAATAGATCTAACTTTGTCTTAATATTTGGATCGTTGCTAAAGACACTCCACACCAATAAAAGAATAGGAAGAGATACAAGAATAAGTACAAATTCATCCTTCCAACCTTTATCATTAGACGCAATAATTTCCTTTTTATATTCCAGTTCTCCATTAGCTAATTTTTCTGCATGTCTGCTCTCAGCATCTGCCATGAGCATTTTTGTTTTTTGTCTTTGTTTGTAGATATGGCTGCCAGCCTGGACAGCTAATTTAATTGCACTAAACCACATTAGTATAACCAACAGTTAGGTCTGGCATCAAAGCCAAGATCGTTATTTAATAAATCGATATGAATAAAAGTTTTAGCAATTCCTAATCCAGAAACTTTGTTAGCAAAGTAGGAGAGGAGCTGCTTTCTATGTTGAGAATTGGAGACATGTATATCGACAGCATAAGCAGTCGTATGTGGTCCATTAAGACCTGTAGAAGATACCTTGCTGTTATGATCGGCACATCTATAGGCTGAAGTAATAACCAATGGTCCTAGAGCTTCTCTGGCTTTCTGTAATAGATCTATTAGATCAGCTGCTATTTCTAATCTGTTGCAACAGCTACATCTAAACTCATCTGGTTTAAAGTTACACCAATCCTCTTTCCAGTCGCCTGGATCTCTTATTATTTTAGACATGATTATTTGAATTGAAAAAATCCGATAATAGCTGCTGCTATAGTTCCTAAGAATACAAGAACTCTAACAATACCTTTACCAGTTGATACTTCTTCTCTTAATGATTTAACTTCTTTTTGAAGGTCTTTAATACTGTCTCTTATTTGCTCCATTCTCTCAGCACAAAGCTTCTCATGTGAAGATAGTCTTATACCTACACTTTGTTGAACTAACGATGTTGCTGATTTTTTTTTAGGCATATTAATATTGCAGAGCAACTCCTCTAATTCTAGCTTCTTTAGTTCCACTAGCTTGGTTAGCAAAACTTATTTTATATTTTAATTGTGTTCCAGCAGTTACAGCTAAATCATTTACTTTTGCCATTTTAATACCTGTAGAAAAATCTGGTAAAGCAGTAAGTGTGGCAGTTGAATAATTAGAACCACCATCTGCTGATAACTGTAAAACTATATCTGTGTTTAATGCGTTAGTACCAGCATTATCTTGGTAAGTAATAATAGCACCCATTTCAGATACACTTGATGGTGCAGTTATTGTTGTGCCTGTGAAGTTTCCTGTTGTATTTACTGACGATAATGAAGCTAAACCTGTAATACTTAAATTATTGTACATATAAGTTGCCGCACCGCTATAATGAAATTGTCTTATCCATAAGTGACTTGCTTTCTGAGTATTATTTGCAAAATTATTACTTCCTGTTGATGAATGGCTATAAGACGAACCATTAGAAATTCCACCATCTCCACTTTTTAAACGACAACCACCTAAAGACCAAACATCATCAAATGCAGTAATACCACTATCAGAGTTAGCACCTTCCATTATAGTCCACCAATAATTCCCAGCTCCAGTTCTCCAAGTTAAACCGAAATCTCTAACTGCAAGACCAGAACCATTCATAGCTGAAGTATTTAATTTAATTCCTATTGCATGAAAATAATAGCTTGATGGTGTGTGTCCAACATTGTTATTAACTTGCCAATCTGTATTATTATTATTATTAGCAAAAATATTTGCACCTTTTGTACCCCAAGAACCTGATAAACTTGTATTGTCAGATAAAGACCAATTTGTAAATTCGTATATATTGTGTGTGCTATTGTTTATTTGTCTGCCTTGAATACTATCAACATAAGTTGTGTAATTTGAACTGTCTATTGTTAGTGATTGGTCAGATAAACTTGCTGAACTAACATACTCATTATTATCTCTTAAAACATTAGAAGTCGTATCAATACCTGTATTATCTTGAAATACATCAACTGATTGTGAATTGGTATTGTAAGAACTTCTGTTTGCATCACTAGCTTGTCTTAAAGCAAGTGTAGAAATATCATTAACAATTTTGTTATCGTCAAATGTACTTGCATATTGTTGAACACTTGATTGACTTAATCTTGCGTCTGCAAAAGTACCACTTGTAATTTTACTAGCATCAATGTTTGGAATATCATCTGCTGTAAATCCACCAGATATAATATTTGCTAAATCTCTTGCTTTTGTCATAATATTACCTCGCTGTTGCTGGGTTATCTCCCACTAAAGGTTCTTCGGCAAATGCTATGTAGATGTATGTTGCACCAGAAGTATTTGAACCTGCACTACTTGTTCTACATTTAAAACCATTTGATAATAAATCTATACCATTTGTATCTCCTTCTACATTAGTAGCATTAGGATATAAGTTAGCGTCTGTTTGATTTCCTGTTTCTCTTTTATTATCTTTCATCATCCAAGACTCTCCATCTGCACTACTTTGTTTTTGAATAACAAATGCAGGCTTAAATCCTGTATAAATAAATGTTCCATCAGTAGAACCATTACCAGTATAAGAACCAAACTTGCTGAAGCCTTTTTTTTCTGCAAAACAATAAGCAATCATATTTTCCCCAGATGTATTTACATCACCATCTGTTCCAATGTTAAAAAAACTTGATGTTGGTGCTGTACTATTCCAAAATCCAGGATAATTATGTCTAGCACCTTGAGTTAATTGTAAATAAATATATGAAGTTTCTGGTGTTGAACTTAATTTGTGATGATAAACTTGCCAAGTAGTTAGTGATGAACTTCTATTTTTAACAATAATCATTTTTGGTGTTTCACCTAAACCATGACCTACTGTAAGAGCTGAACCTGTACCTGTCCAAGACACAATACTAAATCCACTTGTTGTATTAGCACTAACAGTTGAGGTTATGCTTCCATCAGTATTTGATACACCTGTTCCATTTGCTTTCCAGTTCCATGATGCGAAAGTATTACCAGACGAATTAAACCCATTATTTGCACCTAAACTAAATCCATCAGAATCAAATGATGTAACACCAGTTGTTACACCAGTATCTTCAGCAGAATTTGCATTAGTATAAAGATTTCCACCTGTTCCTCTAATTACATCAGTTAAAACATGACTTTCGGCAGAACTTCTTGATTTTATCCAAACCAAATCTGGTTGAAAATTAACTCCTGTAATAGATTGAGTAGAATAATTACCTGTATAAAGAACAGTATTAAAATAATCCGAAGGTTTTTTAATTGTAGTATAAGCCATTATAAATTTAATCCTTTGGTTGATAAAGCAGTATAACCTGTTGGAACATCATATTCAAATATTCCTATACCACTTGCGTTAGTTCCTGCACTAGC